TGGTTCGATTTTTGCGAGCGCCAGCTTGACCAAGACCTGCCGCGTCACCTATTCTCGTTCAAGTAGTTTCATGCTTTCCTCCCTGAACTGGCCCAGCCCCGCGCTGGGCCTTTTTTTGTGCATCAATCTGGCGGTTGATGCTCCGCTCATACTCGGCCTGCGTGGCCTTGTATAATTCTGGATGCTCGGCTTCGATGTAATCCAGCCAGGCGTTCCACCGCGTCAGCTTGCGCCCCTTCTTCTTAGCCATTCCAGCACATCCTTGCTCGCATCGCCTGCGCCCCGGCCAACAATCACGGTCTGCCCAATCGCTTCCAAATAGGTAATCATGGCCTTTTGTTCTGGCGACAGCCGCCCGCGCGTCTTGCGCTTCATTTCAATCCACAATCCCCATTCGGGCACGTACAGATCCGGCACGCCAGCAACGACGCCTTCAGCCTTCAGCCGCTTGGCAACGCTGATCGCCCGCTTTTCGCCGTTTGGGATGGCAAATATCAAGACGCGCGGGAACTGAGCCCTAAACCATTGCACAAAGCCGACCTGCTCGGCGTGTTCGGTGGGGACGGTCATCAGAACGGAATATCGTCAATCATGGCATCAATGTCCTCGCGCGTCATCTGGTGCGCGGGAACCTCAATCACCGGCTGCGTGCTGTAATCAAATTGCATGATCTTGTGGAAATTGCCCTCCGGTCGCACGAAAATCCGGCCTGGCACATTCCAACCATCGCATTCCTCTAGGCATTCGTCCAGCGTGTCAGCCGTTGACCCTAGCACGGCCTTGCGTGCCCGATACTTGCTGGCCGCATAGCCGCCGTGATTCGGGCAAAGCCACTCGCTAACGCTCGTCAGGCCGCAATGGTACGTCACCCGCAGCGTGTCTGGATTAGTGCCGTCACCGCCCCGCTTTTTCCATCGCGCATAGTCAACGCCCGTCACGTCCAGCCATTCGTTCTCGACCTGGCTCGACATCATCGCCCCGCCATAGGCCGCTTGACCGTGGTTCAACTCCGGCTCTGGGAACTGGTGGCCGCAAGCTGGGCAGACACGCACCGCCGTTGGCAGGTACGTCTGGCAATCTGGACACGCCTTGACGGGTGCCTCTCCGCCACCGAAGCCGCCCGCCCGTTTGGGCTTGATCTGGTCAATAAAGCCATGCCGCGCCACGTTGTCGCCGTAGTCCAGCACAAGGCAATTTTCCTTGCCGGGGTGCAGCCGCGTGCCCCGCCCGACGATCTGCACATACAAGCCAGTGGATGCCGTCGCCCGCACAATCGCCACAAGGTCCACGTTTGGCGCGTCAAAGCCGGTCGTCAGCACGTTACAGTTTACAATGCAGCGCAGCCGCCCAGCCTTGAAGTCTGACAGGATCTGCGCCCGCTCTTTCGCGCCTAGATCGCCGGTCACGACACCGACGCTGTGGCCGTGCTCCCTGATGCCCTCGGCCAGCATATTGGCGTGGTCAACGCCCGACGAAAACACCAGCCAGCCGTTTCGGTCTGCGCCAAGGGTGACAATTTCCTCCACCGTCGCAGCGACCAGTTCAGGATCAGACGCAGCCCGCGCCAGGTCGGCCTCAACAAATTCACCGCCACGCTTTTTGACATCGCTCAAATCAATCTGCCGCAAGCCGCCCTTGCTGATGACCGGGCACAAGAAGCCCTGTTCCATCAGGTCGGCCACGGGGATGTCGTGCGCGATGCCATCAAACAGCCGATCCTTGCCTTCGTGCAGCATCCCGCTGTCCAGCCGATACGGCGTGGCCGTCAAGCCAACAATTTTGACCTGCGGATTGCATTGCTGCATGTCGTTGATGAATTTTGCATAGCGCGTGTTTGCGTTGCGCGGCAGCATGTGCGCTTCGTCAATCAGGATCAGATCCGGCGCAGGGATGAACTCACCGGCCTTTTCCCAGACCGACTGGATGCCTGCAAACGTGATCGGCTTGTCGGTGCGCTTCTGGCCAATGCCCGCGCTGTAGAACCCAAAGTCGGCTTCGGGATACATGCGCAGCAATCCTTCTGCGCCCTGCTCCAACAGTTCCTTGACGTGGGTCAGGATCATCACGCGCGTGTCAGGAAACGACATGGCGTCCCGTACAAGCTGGGCAATTATGGCCGTTTTGCCGGAGCCTGTTGGGGCTACGATCAGCGGGTGGTCGCCCAGGTCGTTCTGCCAGTAGCGATAGAGGCCGTCGATGGCCTCCCGCTGGTATGGTCTAAGTGTGAATGTCATCCGTTCTCCTCCGCTTCCAATATCGCCCGGCTGTTACCTGCGTTGCTGACAATCTCGCCGTCCTGCGTCACATAATCAACCCAATCACTGCCCGCGTCGTCAACCGTCCAAGGCATCATCGACGGATTGAACAGGTGGTCATTGCAGCCGCCCTGCTCGGCAACCTCGCCATATCCGTTGCGGCAGCTCCATGTCCCGTCAGCCTCCGGCGTGACGTGGGCGCAGGTTCGGCAATTCACCTCCGGCAGCTTGCCGCCATGACAGACCGGCGCGTAGCTGCAAAACTTGCACAGGTAGAATGACGGATCTTCGTTAATCTTGCGTGGCGGTTCTTCGGCAAAGATTATCTGCCCGGCCTTCGCAACCAGCTTGACGGCCTCGGCCTTGTCCAGCCGCACCCGCTCCATGTATATCTCGTCTGTTTCCTTGCACACCGTCGCAAACAGCGCCCGGTCCAGATCGCACAAGTGCATGCCAACCTGCATCTGCGCCCAATAGATCGGCTTGGATTCCTGCACGCCCTTGGCTTTCAGTTGCTTGAAGCCCTTCGTGTTCATCGTCTTGCATTCGAACACATGCGGCTGGCTGCTTTCCTTCAATCCGCGCACCACGCCGTCGAGGCTCAGTCCAAAGTGGCCGCCGTGGGCGCTGGCGTGGATCTGCTTACCCGTTTCTGGATCAACCTCCCAGACCTCAAGACCGATGTCCTTGAGGTTCTTTAAAACGCGATCTTCTTCGCGGTCGCCAGTTTCAAACAGGCGCAACATACGCCCATCAAATTCAGGCGACCATGCCCAGCGGAATTGATACCACAGCGCCCGGCTGCATTCGTTGCCGATCTGACTGCCGCCCAAGTGAGGCCGGTGGTCGTTCTTCCGGCTGGCCTTGTAATGGTCGTAAATCGCCTGCACCTCGGCAGGCTGGGTGTGTCCTTCCAGGTTCATGTCGCCTTCCTCTCTTCTACTCTGGAAAACACCCGCGCGGGCGCTTGCCGGAATAGAAACCCCACCGGCCCGGCGAAGGTCTCCGGTGGGGGCGGGCAGCACCGCGCTGCCCTTAGCCGTGAGTGGCTATCTCTTCCAAGGCGGTGTCGAGCCGCCAGATGCCGCAGGAGCCGCCGCAGGAGCCGCTTGCACGTTATCTGCCGCCGCGTACTCCTTCACCTCGTTTGAGGCTTCGTAGGTGCCATCTGATGGCTTGACCGAGACCTTCACCATCAGCGGCTTGTCGTGCAGTTCGCTGCTCTCGCGCGGCGTCATCACGCCAACCGACCGGCAGATGCTCGACAGCGTGCGCTGCGCAATTTCCACCGCCGTCTGGTTAGGGTTGTTCAGGTTCAGCCGATCAAAGACCTTGCGGCCCTGATGCTCGCCTTCGATCACCTGCACCTCAAGCTGTAAGTAACTGCCGGTCATCGCCTTTGTCGGCTTTTCCTCGCTGGCCGTGATGGCGCATTTATACCAGCCCGCCGGGATCGGCTCGCGGCTTTCTTGCGGGTCCACCGTGTTGGCGTCAAATCCGTTGAGGTTCATTGTGCATTTTCCTTCTCTGCTACAAATTCAGCAAACGGAAACCCAGCCTCAAAACTGAATGGCAGTGGCTCCGTGATGTTGAAGCGGTTCTTGCTGACATTAGCGGCCTGCGGGAAGCAGATGATTTCACGCTTGCCCGTGCTGATCGCACGCTTTTTGCTGTCGTCGCCACCGCGCATGAATGTTTCCAGCCGGATGAAGCCGACAAGATCCACGTTGTCAGTGTAGTTCGGCAGGCTCTTTTTGTGCATCCTGACAGTGTACCGCGCGTAAGGATCGGCATCCGGCAGATCCAGCGTTTCCGTGTCAGCGTGGCCGATGAAAACCACGTTCATGCCCCGATCATAGGCCAGCGCACCCGCCCAATCGCGCACCGTGCGATGCTTGTCAGCCGCCGCGTTGTAGCCTGCGCCATAGCCGCCGCCCGCTTGGTTGATGCTTTTCGCCTTCGGGTCGGCGTCCACAATCTCGCCCTCAATCAGCGTTGCAAGCTGCGTGATGCTGTCAATCACCAGCGTTTGGAAGTCGTGTTCTTCCGTGGCGAGGCTTTCGATCTGATCCAGCACCTCGTCGCTGGACCGCGCGACCGGGAACAGCGCAACGTTGTCGTTGCCGACAAGGCTTTGCGTGCCGTCTTCGGTTCGGATGAACACCGGCTTGGGGAACATCGCCGCCAGTGTTGTCTTGCCCATACCTGCTTCACCAAAGATGGTGCAGATCACAGGGCGGTTGCCGTCCGGTTTGGACAGTTTGCTTAGGTCGTATGCCATTAAAGTTCCTCCACTTTCACGCCGACTTTGCCGGGTTTTGTTGTAAATGCTGCGGCAATGCAGTTCCACGTATCCGGCTCGTTTTTAATCAGCCACTTAACGCCTGTCGTATCGACAGACGGCTTCATCACAACAGGATGATTGTGCGCGGGAATGCGATGCTTAACCTCATCCCAGATGTCCGCGTCCAGCTTGCGCGTAACAGGCTGCGTCAGCGTCACCTTGAAATTGTCGAGGGTGTGCGTCTTGCTGCCCTCGCCTGGCACGTCCAGCGCCTCTGCGATCTGCTTTTCAATCGCAATGCGTTGGCGGTTGGCTTGCCCTTCCGCCCGCTTGGCTTCCAGCCAGTCGCGGGCGAGCGCTTCGATGTTATCCATCGTCGTCTCCTAATTTTCACTCTACTAACATAGGCACGTTAAAAAATGCCGCGCAGGGATGCAAGCCCTAATTTGTCCGCTTCCAAACAAAAACAATCGACGGCCTGCCAATGCCGCCCGCTGGGGGCTGTGACATGCGCTCAATTGGAAAGTCGCTTTCTAAGACGCTGAATATGTCTTCCCGGCGCATCTTGCCAAGGTTGCCCAGCGCCGGAACCTTTTTCAGCAGTTCGCTGGTTTTCAAGCCGACTTCGCCCGCCTCCTTGATGGCCTGAGCCGTCCGCTTGCGCAGCTTGTCGTTGTCGCCTTCGGCCAGGTTATCAACAAACGCTTGATAGGTCTGCTGGCTGTAAAAATCGACGTAATCAATGGCCCAACGTGTGGCCTCTTCCCCGATTTCGTCTTGATCCAAGCTGACCGCCACAATCAGCGCCACGCGCATGGCAATTTCACGGTTGCGGTCCAACATCGACCCAAGGGCGCTGTTCTTCGTGTTCTGCCGATCAATGATTTCACCTTCATATTCCCACAGCAGATCCCGCGCCGCCTGCGTGAACGGCACAACGACAGGCTCCGGTGGAAATTCGTATCCGTTACCCTCGGCCAGCATACCTTCGCCCGCGTGCGCCGTCGCACATCGCACCGCCCAATCCAGCAGCGCAGAAGGTGGCGAGGCCATCCGATTGGCCATCCGAGCCCGTTGTCGGGGCCGCTTGCTTTCCACGATCAAGAAGCGGTTCAGCAGCCCGCTTGCCACGTCCTTGCCGCTGATTGCCTCGTAAAACGTGTCGGGCGTGGTCATGCCCATCATCGTGATGGCTGGGTGCGCAATCGCGCCCTCAAGACCTTTGCGCTGGCCATCTGTCAGCGATCCGGTCGAATAGCCTTTTGTCGCCAGCGTGCCGGTCAGTCTCCCGAATGCCTGCATCATCATGCTATTGGCACCGCGCAGATGCGCAGACCCTTTGCCTTGGCTGGCCTCAAGATACATTCCAAATTCGTCAATCATGGCGATATGGCAGGGCCGCGCCTTTAGCGCAGAAATGACACCACCCTCTGACGTGTATCCAGCAGGCCCCGTCAAATCGAGATTGGCTTCGCGCAACACCTTTTCGACCACATGCGCTGCGTTGTCTTTGCCCTCGCCCGTCTTCGCCACGTTCAAAAAAAACAGGCTGGACATATTGCCCTGATCTGTCACCCACCGACGCCCCATAACAACCGACCCAAAGGCCAGCGCCGCCTGCACGTCAAACTGCGGCTGGGCCTTGATTGCCATCTGGTGGCT